GTTTGTAGTAAAGACTATCGATTTGATTACCACATTGACCACCGACTGGAGGATATACAGTAATTAACTGATTGGGGAACACGTTTGACTCAATTTCGGTTGCACCCTCAAAACTAGCTGGTCGAATTGGTTCACCGGGAAATTTGTTCGCACTCTGGTCAGTATCTGGGTATGGTATAATGGTGAAGTCATTTACCGTCTTGACCGATAGATCTTTGAATCTAAGGTTATTGTGTGTATAAGCTCCTAGACCGTTACCCTGTTTTTCACCACCGGGAACATTAGTCAGATTAGACATTCCCTCGGGCCCCATGTGACCAATATCTCCGGGAAAAGTTCCCACGTTATTCATTTCACCGTAAGTATAGTCTGGATCAGTTTTAGGAATCTGATGAGAAAAGTTTTTGAGTGTACCATTCTTTTTACTACCCATCGAACCTGTATTTAACATATCAACCCAGTCTTCGTGCTGTGTACAACTAATACCTATTACAGATGTAACATCCCACCAGTCGGTGTGTCCTGCATTGTGTACAATATATTTACCGGCGGATCTATATCCACCGTAGATATCAATACCTCTCTGGGTTACTGCTCTCCTAATGACCTGACGAAGACTAAAATTATCTCGTTTGGCTATCAGATCTCCGTTGGTCGAGTTTGGATCGGGTTTTAGATCCCAATCGGTGCCATAATGTTTACGAATCCAACTAATAGACGGGCTGATATTTTTATTGGTATTCCTATCGGCACTATTGAGATTTACTGGATCTAGATTCCTATCAAATGCCAGCATTGATAATATCTCAACCTCACAACCCTCCTGAGATCCGTAGTTACTGATAGATAAGTCATATCCACCATGACAACCCTGAACTCTGTTATCACTTTCTGCTGCGGTATGCCATAATATATGACCACCGAGCCGCAAATACTTAGGAAAAGCTTTTCCTACTGCTTGTGCCCGTCTAACAGTAGACTGAAAATCCCAAGTGGATGGATCATCATCATCACCATTACCTCTCAGTTCAGATTTACTAGCTATTTTTAATTCTGGCCAATAAGTGTCAGTAAGACTCATCTGTAAGCCTACAGGATAGTCTGAGCTGGTATTCTCATAACGAGGATTAGCCTCATCTGCTGAATATATTTCCCATGCTGTTGCTGTTCCACCATCCATAGCTTTTTTGGGGTATCCAATCTGACCAACAGGTATACCCTCTTGTGCATTACTACCGAGAGGCTTTGCACCCGGACCATCTATAGTATAGTCTTCAATATCATCAATCTCTGTAATATATGGCGCAGAACCTCTATCAGTAGGATCCCAGTTTAATGGAGGTCTGAAGGTCTTGTTGTAATCAAGAACCGATCCTCCCTGATTTACCCATGCATCCAAAAGAATCGTAAGGTCTGCGGCATCAACTATTCCATCTCCATTAAGGTCATATTTTCCATCAGCCCAACCGGGATCACCCGGAGTGGCCTCCCACGCAGTTAACAGTCCTGTTAGGTCAAATCCATCTATTTCACCAGATCCATCGAAATCTGCGTCCGCAAATTCTCCGGCCAGTTCAATTGGGGGAACCACAGACAAACAAGCTGTCATGTCAATGAAAGGATATCGGTTCCATTTACTACATAAATGACCCCAACCTTTATACGCATCAATTTTATTGTCAACACCACCAGAATTGTAATCATTCGTAACAGCCTCTGCATATTCACGGAAAGTTGTTGCTCCCGGTCCACCTGCATCTACGTCATTTACAGGCAAAGAACCATATAGGTCCGGATTATCGGTGATGTTAGCATCAAAATCAGGATTACGTAATTCAAATTCAATTTCCGTACCATCCTTCATATAGCTTATTGGGAACACAGGAAATTTTCCATCGAATCTATACCAATTGAATTTATCTAGATTTCCATTGTCTCGAATATCGATATCGAAATTTTCCGTATCCCAGTCTTCAGGAGCCAGTAGTGTATCTGACTCACCGTTCGGATCTGTGTACATAACCTTCATGAGATTATATAATTCATATCTCTGTCTACAATATTTTCTCATCTGCTCAACGCCTCTGTGATCCCAGTGACTGGCCTGAGTAACGATCAAATCATTTGCTTTTAGTTGGTATGGGGTCACACTATTATCTTCATAGTTATACTGACCACTCCATCTTTCGATACCATCTCTATCCATGATCATACCACTATTAGCAACAGCATAGTCATACGCCGCAGTAGGTGGCAACGATCCTGTTCCCGGTGCTGTTCTATTACCCCGCACTCCCTCAGTCGTTGTCAAGTAGTTATAACCAGTAGTATTATCTTTACCTTCTCCATAAAAACCTGTCCCAACCTCCTCAACGGTTAACCACTGACCTTCGGTGAGCCATGGAGCACCTCGACCACCCTCGGCGTTTTTGTATGCGGCAATCCACCCTACATTTCCGGGATTAATAATATCATTATTTGCTTTGTTAACATTTGCTTGTGTTACTTGGTCTCTGGGAAGTTGATTGAGACCAGTAGTAATCATTTGACCACGGCCGTCATAGTAATTCGGATAAACATAACTCTGGGTGAAGGTGCCTTCACCAAATTTATTACTACCAGCCTCTGTATTTTTTTCCGAAATACCGGGTATACCATTGAGCGATGGATTACTGTCACTTTCAGCACTGTAATCATCGTCATCATATCCACGTCCAGCAGGAATGGAACTATAATGGTAATCCGAAATTCCTATCCAAGGTTTCAATGTAATTTCTATATTATGTCGCGATCCCTCTTGAGCATTTGGATTATACGTAAAGGAAATATCATTCTCTTGAGCACCTCGGGACATTTGACCAATGTGCTCTGAAGGAAGTTTAGCATTATCTGGGTTGATTGCAGTTCTAGAAATTTCAACATCTTCGTACCATGCGTTTTGTTCTACTCTTGGTCCACCAGCACTATCAGTGGTACTAACCAAATACAAACCACCATTACCACCCGGAATATTACTGTTATCGTGTACATATGGCGTTCCGTCTAAGTGGTAACCATAGCTAAATGCTTCGTTTGATCCTATAGTCCAATAAATGGTCTTCGTTTCTATTCCATATGTTTCATCTTCTTTATATTCTGGTGTTTGATTGGTGGGATCTGGAAGATCTTCTTTGTAGCCACTAATTAATGTATCATCATCGTATTTATCGCTCTGATCATATGCAAAGTTTGTCTTAGTTGAATATTGTAATGTGACTTGATGCGGGTATTCACTGGTTGAACGAATAGTCTGTGATTCTCGGGATGACGGAGTACTAGCGGCAGGTTTTACACTGGCCAGCCCTATTCCGGTGGTAGAATTTATGTTTACACTAGATGGAGAATAAACCCCTTTACTTGATGTTACGTTTAAATTCGTAGAAGAAGCTGACGTTGAGGAAGGTGACGTTGAAGAAGAGGTCACATTCGTGGTGTTTGTATTATTCAGATTGCTGGGACTTGATCCGTAAGATGACATATAGGCTCCATTTCAGATAAAAAAAATAGTCCTAGTATGTAGTAATTTTATCGGGTTACTTCACTCAGAACCTCGAAAGTTCCGGTTATCACCTTGTCAACAAATTGAGTTTCTTTATTTCTCACATCAAGGTCATAGAAGTGTCTACCAGCGGGAATATTTGCTGTAGTAGCGGCATCTATTTCAATCCGAATTGTGCCCAATTCACCACCATAATTTAGAGTGATTCCTCCAGTACCAATTAAACCCATATAGTCACCAGTGGTCCCTTCGGGTAAACCAAATCCCGGTCCAGTGAAGTATCCTGTGATACCACCACCAACGACACCCTTGGGATAGTAATCACTGCTCATGGCTACTAACTTTTCTTCTACTAGAGGAGAGCGTCTAACCTGCATTCTTGCTTCAAAAGTAGCACCGTTGAGATCAACAACTTCGTCATTGACATCAGTATAGTCTAGGTCCAAAAAGTATGACTGTCCCTGATAAAGATTGATATCATAATTATTGCAGTAAATTGGCATTTAGCGTCTCCTTCTCATCTATTTATACTTTGTAAGAACCTCCCAGCAAGCTGGAAATAGCGGTCTAATTGTGTCACCGATGACTCTAGCATACTCGCGAATCTCCCACTGAGCATGTTCATCGCTCCGCTGACTGTAGAATCTGGCATAAGCAGCAAGAGAACCAGTCCAGTACCACTCTGTGAACATTGCTTGTGGTAGTACAAAACGAGCCTGTTCTGGTGCGACACCTTCTGCAATGAGTTGATCATAGGTATAGAGACAGAGTTCCATAGCATTACCATATGAGCGAACATTTTCGCCCTTTATCGCCATAAATTCTTCACTACCCTGCTTTGCACTACCTTCAGGCTTACCTCTCCATTGTGGTATGTAAAAGTCCGGCTTGAATGAAACATAGCGACGACTGATTTCATTCTCGACAAATCCCTGCTTGTGCTTGAAGAACTGTGTCCGAATAGAGATTGGTGCCTTAATCCTTAATGTAATCTGTGGGTGGGCGAATGGTGTCCAGTGTTTATGTTTTGCAAGATACATGATAAGTTTATTGTCTTTATCAGATAAACATTTAAACTCTTGCTTTAGTCTTACCTCACTCCAATTGTGTCCGGTAATATTCTTCACTGCTTCTTCGTCATAGCCCCAGTCACTCTCTTTATCAAAAGAAACACGGGCAGCATTTACTACCGTTAGATCTGTGCCCATATGATCAACAAGATCTACATAACCTTTATTCAAAACTTTAGTCATTGTCATCTCTCTCTATATCTAAAAATGTGATATCATATCCTTCTAGCTCTGTAAATGATCGAGCGTAATCCTTGGCTCTTTCAAACAAGTCAGCATCAACTTCTCTTACGTAACTAGCAAAATTTCTGTTAAACTCTAAAACGATTTCCAATAAAACTTCTTGTGGAATATCATCACGATTATATTCAAATTCTGTCATACTTTTTTCCAATTTCTAAAATGCAGTCTAGCTTCTAGTCCGCTGTATGTATTCCTGTCTATGATCTTCTGTATATCCTTAGCGGATTTACTATAGATCATATCATTAATATCTTTTTCTTTCATGTTGGTAGGCCAGATACAAATTTTACATTCCTTGTTAATAAGCCTGTCCATGTAGTTTACGATCTGTTTGTTCCGTGGTTCGTTGTCTAGAACGTAAACTACTTCAGTACCAATAAGCCTGTCGTGCAGATTTTCTATCGCACCAGCACCAACCATTGCAATTGTGTTAGGGATGAACAGGCTGTCGATTGGTCCCTCCACCACATAGACTTTCTTCTTGGGATCGACACGCCAGAGTCCATACCATAGACGATCGATACTCTTGTCGGCTTTCACTGTGATGTAGCGAGCACTGAACCGAGCAGTCTCTTCTCCCTTAAACGATAGAAGTCTACCCTGAGCACCAACAACATCACCGGTCTTGTTGAAGAAAGGAATGATAAGACGTTCCTCTGCACCAAGCGCAAGACATTCGGGGTCTAGCTTCTTCATCCACGTACCGAAGTCATCGGTATAATAGAGAATGTCATAGAACTTCTCTGGGATCTTTCTCATCTTACAGAACTGATACGCCTTATGTGAAGGATCTAGGTCTTTAATCCGAGTTAGATCATTCAGTAAGACTGAGTTAGTTTTAAATTTTGGCTTGAACGACAGACCACCAAACATGCTTTCTTCCTTTGGTTTTTTATAGTTTGAATTTCCATTTTCTCCATTCTTCCATCTCTCAACAGAGTAATCTTTCATCAGCAGTGGTGATACCATTTCCAAGAAACGGTAGAGTGAATGACCTACACCACAGTTGTGACACTTGTAGAAGAAGTCATTGCCCTTCTTGTAAAAGTACCCACGAGCTTTTGTTTTATTCCTTGTTGAATCTCCACATATCGGACATCTACAATTTGCTAAATCTTCTTTCTTCCACTTGAACTGCTGAAGGCTACCTGATGCGAGGTTTATGAATTTTTTGTCGATGTAATACGACATCAGATGCTCCAGCTTTCAAACTTTCCTTTTGAAGGAGAAAACTTTTCATCGAAGTTTCGTCCATCAAGCCCATTCCCAGCTTTGGTGTCTTTTGTTTGGTTGGTTTGAAGTAGGCCACTCTGGTCATTTTTATCAACGTCATACAGTTTCATCTTTCCTCTGTTAATACCAAGGATGAACTTCTTGTTTGAAGCAACATCATTGTATCTATTCTTTAATTGTTTGACCATAATCTGGTTGTTCTCTTCGAGTTCTTCGGTCGATATCAGAGCGATCATGAAGTCTGCGGTTGCTGGTAGACCGAATGATTCTGAGGTATCTTCGAGACCAACATCACTGTTGTTGAACCCAGTACGATTGACCTGTGTTGCAGAGAAGATAGGAACAGAACGCTCAACCGCCATACCACGCAACTCTTCTGCAATCGCTTTGATGTATGTGTACGAGTTCACGTTACTTCCATTCTTGAGACGAGCAGAGGCACAGATGTTAAGGTAGTCAATAAAGATGATGTCCGGCTTGAACTGCTTCTTCATCCAAAGCTCATCGAGGAGTGCTCTGAAGTGATTCACATTCGCAGTCGCAGTCGGATACTCCTTGACAATAAGTTTACCCTTCAGATGTGCTTTGAATCCCTCAAGTTTCTTGTAGTACATCTGTCGAGGAAGATCCTGCACATCATCAATCGTCATGTCAAAAAGATTCGCATCAATTCTCTCTGCGATTCTTTCTTCTGCCATCTCACATGTGATGTAGAGAACGTTCTGGTTCTGAGTCAGACAGTTCGCTGCATGGTGACAAAGGAACAGCGACTTACCAACACCCGTACCAGCCATGATGATGTTCAGAGTCTTCTGTGGAGTCCCACCACCAGTAATGGTGTTGAAGTACTCAAGGTCGAATGGGACTTTCTTTTCTACTCGGTGGTAGAAGTCGTATCTTTCTTCTGCGTCTTCGATGTAGTCGTGTCCGATGTGTGTGTCGAACGAGACTGCAAGGGCGTCTGAGAGAATTTCTGGGATTGCATTCGCTGTCTTTGAGTCTGATTTGTCTTCGAGGATATGGATTGACTCCATGATCGCATTGTAAACCGCCTTGTCTTTACAAAAATCTTCTGTCTGTGATGATAACCAATCAAGCTCTGGAACATCTTCATCCGTCAAACTTTCCATGAGTTTACCCAGTTCTTCAAACTGGGGTTCTGTCAGGCTAGTTTTCTTGTCCAGATCAATAACAATCGCTTCCTTAGTGGGAAGCGCATTGTATGTAGATATGAAGTCTTGGATTGCACCGAAGACAAGTTTTTCAATCTGATCGTGGAAATATTCCTTCTTTAGGAAAGGGGTGACCTTCCGAGAAAACTCATCGTTGTATATCAGATTTTGAAGTATCACCAACTCTATGTTCTTCACTACTAGCCTCTTTCAGTATATCCAAATCTTCAGGTACGGCAGATATTTGTTCTTCTAGAACTGACATCAGAATATTCGTAAACACATCACGAAGTTCATCTGTTACTTCTTCTTCGTTTGGATTTTCAATAATGTCATAGTCATAATCAAAGTGCAGATTCTCTTCTTTCTCTTCGAGAACCACACGTTCATATCTTATCACAATACCCTTGTAATGTCCATCAGTAATTTCGATTGGTACATTACCCTCAGTTGATTCATCAACATAACGATACTCAGGAGCTTTCATTTACTTCCTCGGTTTCTTCTTCATCGGCACCAAGTTTACCATACATGAATTCTTTCTTTACTGCCACTTCGAGCTTCTCCATCACATCTGCGGTGAAGTATTTTTCGGGATCCTTGTAGATAGACTTCTCGTAGACTTTGGCTCCATCTGGGAGTTGGATCCGAGTCGAGACTTTATCGAAGATTTCATACTTGAGAGCAATATCAACAAGACCATAGTATGGGTTCAGCCCCTCATCATAGTTCAGAAGAACATCGACCATAGAATTCTCTTTGGTGAATCGACTCTTGTATAGCTTACAATGGATAATGTTTCCGACTACATCTGTCCCATCCTTGACCTTCTTCTTGGAAAGGTATACGATTGTAGACGCTGCATACTTGAGTCCAGAACCACCACCCATCTCCTTCTGGGGGAACATAGAACCAATCACGTCATAGGTATGGTTGGTGAGGATGAGTGGGATGCCTGCTTTACCTAGCTTGAGAGTCAAGACTCGGAAAGTTGACTTAACCATCTGTGCTCGTGTCATGTCACGAGTACCCTTACCATCGGCAGTATCAGCGATCTCCTTGTCTGTACTCAACATACCCAATGAGTCTAGACAGATAAGAATAGGCTTCTTTTCACCCTTAGAAAGTTCAAGGTACTTGTCAACAATTGTAATAGCCTGATGTCTGAACTCTTCAATCGTTGCGACAGGGAACACGGCTACCCGATTAGGATCAACTCCACGGTCAGCAAACATCTCTGAAGTTACGGCTTGTTCAGTATCAAAATAAAGTACCACACCGTCAGGATTATCAGACAGGAATTTGTGTACGATGCCAAGTGTAAAATACGTCTTTCCAGTTGCTGATTCTCCAGCGATCGCGACAATCTTATTATTAGGAATTCCACCATACAGAGAACCAGACAGAAGAGCATTAAATGCAAAAGATCCGGTATCAACGAAGCCATCGACATCACTTCCCTCAATACCTTCTGATATAATGTTTGCATATTGGTTGCCCGATTCTTTTACAATGTTACTTAAAAAATCACTCATGTTATTTCTCCTAAAGTTGTTTCTTGATTACTGAGGCAATTTTATTGAGATCATCTCTTGTCTTACCCAGCGAACTTATTTCTTCTAATGGAGTCTCTTCATCCATGTAAGACTCCTTCACTATTTTATCTAGATCTTGTGATTGTTCTAATAGATATGCTTGTAAAAATATAAGATCTTTATATTCGATTTCTACTTTCATATGAACAGTCCTTCTAGAGTTGCCTCTTCTTTAGACTTCCACCCAACAACATTGAGTATTGTTTCGAGGGGATCCAAGAAGCTCTTTGTGAATTGCATATTATAGTCTACAAACCTGTGGATATCAAGTTCTTTTGGTATACTTGCTGGGAAGGAAATAACCTTGTCACCCTTCATACCACTGATAGGATTTTCTTCTTTCAGATAGATGAACTTGATCTTATCACCCTGCTGAATTTTCTCATATTTTTCCTCAAGTTTTAGCTTCTTGATATAATAGTTGTATATCAGAGAACCCTTAACGGCGATTGGCGTTGCCGAAATATAGATCTCAGATGAGGACTCCCACTTCTCAAGATTTGAAACTCCTCTAGGGAATGCAATCTCTTCGGGTTCACATTTATAGAATTCTTCTTTGAACTCTGCAACATATTTCTGGATATCTTTCTCGTCCTGTGTAAGGATCAAACGGATCGCGTTCTTGAGTTTCTCCCTGACGATTGCAGGAGTAGAACTCCGAGTCGTTTCGATACCCATGATCTTGAGCTTGGGTTCTTCGTATCGAATACCTTCACTGTCCCATACGTTAAGTGCATAGCGTTTCTTTGCAGTCCATATACCTCTCTCTGCGATGACTTCCCGACCCATGTGCATTTTGTTTTCATAGGCATTCATCATCTTTGCAAGCTCATCATACTTCTTGTCGATGAGAGGCTGAATAATCTTTTCTGAACTGCTATCCAAGAAGTCAACTATCTTCTTTGTATCATCACAGTCTGGAAGGAACCGATCAACCAACTTACCTAGACGAACATAAACGGAGTCTGTGTCAGACGCAACAATGTAATCGTAGTTGTCTGTACCAACCGTCTCGTTTAGGAATTTGTTGAGTTCATCTGCAACCCATCGGATACTCAACTGCCCGGAAGTCGTAATCGCTTCCGCCATATCAGTCGCATAGTATCGGAAGTATTGATTACCAATTGCACCATAAGCAGAGTTCAATTGAATCTTACGAACCAACTGGAAGTTGTTATACTTGGTGATCAGATTGTCTAGGTTGGTTTCTCCTGCCTGCTGACGTTTCTGACACTCGATCATCTTCTTCTTGTATGCTTTACGTTCATCATACATCTTAGACATCAGATCAGGAAGGAACCCTGCAAACTCTTTGGTGTAGCACGTACCATTTGCCGCCACAGAGTAGTTCTTATCTGTGTGGGTCTTGAGTGCTTGCTTCAGTTGTTCCGATTGTTCTCCAAGAACTGCATTGGGTGTGATTATGAAATCCTGCATCTGATGGATCATGGTCTCGGGACTGATGTTGTACTGCATGATCAGGTGGGGATAGAGACTGTTCAAGTCGAACGAAACAACCCAGTCATGAATACCTGTGATTGGATCTTTGACATACGCACCAACATACTGCTCATCTTTCTTACCAGCTTTCTTGGGAGGAATAACAATGTTATCTTCCCTGAGATGATGGTAGATGATCTGGTCCCAAGTTCGTACCTGTGAGAAAACATCTTCGTAGTTCACTTTGGCAGAATACGCCAAAGCAAGAGCAAGCTCAAGCAGCTTCATCTTGTCTTCGAGCATGACAATCAGTTCAACATCTCGGACATTGTATTCCATGAAACGAGCAAAGTCTTTTCGATAGAAGTCCTTGATTGTCTCGTGTTCACCATACCCCATCTTGCGTTCACCGAGTTCGACGAATGTGATGTGATCGAGCTTGTACGACTCTTGATTCTTGTATGTGAAAGTACGATAGAGATCCAAGTAATCTAGAATGGACACACCAAGGATCTGGAAAGTGGTGTGCTTCCTGTTCGCCCTTTCGATCTGCTTCTCTCGAATCTTCTTCCATGGAGACAGATGTGCAGTCTCAACGGGACTGAGCACACGATTCATTCTCTGAACCAGATAAGGAATGTCGAAGAACTTTACGTTCCAGCCAGTCACGATATGTGGAGACTCCTTCTTCCAGACTTCTAGGAAATCAGAAAGCAGATCTTCCTCATACTCGTAACACTTACACTCAATACCCGGAACAGAGAAATCACCCAACCCAAATGAGTACTTGTTCCCATTCACAAAGAGAGTGATACCGATCACCTTCTCTTCTGGATCATCGACCTGTGGGAAACCATGTTCACATTGTGTTTCAATATCAATATGGGCAACTGAGATCTTGTCCATGTCATAGTCAAGTTCACCAGAGTATAGGTCACCGATGTACTGGTAGACATAATCAGTGTTGCCATAGATTTTGAAGTTAGGAACACCCTCGTACTGCTTGACAAAATCACGACAATCAGAAATAGAACCCGGTTGAATGGGTTCTACAACTTTCCCGTCAAGAGTCTTGAATCGAGATTCTTTGTTTGAGGGAATGAAGAGCGTGGGATTGTACTTCACCACACGCTTTACAGGGACACCATCTTCGATGCCCCTGTAAAGTATTCCGTCACCAACAAGAGAGACGTTAGTATAAAAATTATCCATAGTTTAGACTGGGTGATGCATTACTGTGTTTGGTGTAACTTCTAGTTCTTCAATCAGAAACTCTTCTGCTCCCTTGGGGAGATCATCACCTTGCTTATCACTGACGTAGGCTGAGAATAGGATCATGTAGTTCATGATGTCTAGGACAGCATCTTTCCACGTCTCACCCTTCACCTTGAGTTCTCCTGCTTCAACGAAAGTAGCAAGACGCGAAACCTTGTCAATCACACGGACAAGGAACCCCTGCTCGGTTGAACAGACTCCCATGGATTCACAGCGTTCAAAGTTTGCGAACGGTTGCTCTCCACCCTTGCCTGCGTAGTCATGGTTCTTCACTTGCATGATTTCTAAAGCCCTTGCACACACTTCCGCATGATGCATAAGTAGTTCTTCTCTGTTCATCAATTTACTCCTGTGCTTCCGAACCCACCGACTCGACTCGTCTTCTGTGTGGGCATTTCTGGGATTTGTTTAATTTCATATTCTACGTTCTCGATCATTTCGGCTTGTGCAATTCTTTCACCGTGATGAATTCTAACCGTCTGGTTACTCGAATTGTATAACATCATATAACACTCATGATAATAATCAGAGTCAATTATACCTTCACCATTCACCATCATCAATCCCTTTTTCAGAGAAAGACTCGACCTACTATGGAGTCGCACAGAGAAACCTTCTGGGATATCAAAGATCAATCCAGTAGGAATCAGAACACGATTCTGCATAGGGATACTAATATAAGAATGTGAATTATCCCCCTGAACAGTAGTAGCATCTGTGGTAAGGTCGTATAGACGCTCCTTGTTCACAGAGTCATATCCACGAACAACCGTACCCGGCTCAAAGTGAGCATACAAGTCGAAACAGGCAGATTGTTCGGTTCCCCATATTGGTCGTTTTACACTGTCGTGTAGTGGGTAGAAACCCAAAAAATCAGTCATCATATTTTCACCAAAGCTCCAGTCATCAGACATAATATATTCCTTTCACACTCACATTATAACACAAAACAGATCTAAGTCAATTATGGAGTTGGATTAAATGTGATGCCTTTGAGGGCATTCGCTTCGGTCAACGTTGCTGTGGCAGCAAGAACGAGACTGTCAATCAAAGACTCGTCTAGACTAGTAATGGCAGCCTCTTCTTTGAAGTTATATGCAAGGGCATTTAGTCTTGATGCCATTGTGTTGACATCTTTGATCAATGCGGCGTAGTGTTGAATGTTTTCGTTTAACATTTTCGAGATCCTTATTTTAGAATGTTAGTGTCACTGTAATAGTTATGTTGTCGGTGTCATCAAGATTATTGTCAGTCCAAAAAGTTCCGGCCGCCGTGTCGCTTGTTGTCATATCAAATCTAGGTCTAGCGTCGGTTCCGTTAACAGCAACCGAGTCTGGTGTAAATACATTACCTCCCACAGTAAGTGTGGCGGAGGTCAAATTACTTGCGATATTAGCCTTGGTTTCAAATCCTGCCGTACTTGTATCATTATTGGTCCTGTATTGAATGATGCTATCACTACTCTTCCTAAATTGACTATTGTTACTAAAAGGACTAAATTGATCAGCTAGACTACCACTTTCTGTCCCTGTGCTGTCCTGTTTTCTTCTGTCGGTCTGAGGTGCGCCACGAACCACAGATCTATCGGTTTGGACCTCATAGATGTACTGAGCAGCCGTTGACTGTGTAGGAAAGAATAACCAACGTGGAGGAGTCATGATGTGTAGTCAATACCAAATATAACGTCGAGTGCAGAAGAGTTACTAGAAGTTACGATAGTGATCACCCCATCGGCGGCAACAGAAGTGTTTGCAAGTGAGGTCTGTGCTCCACTGGAACTACTCACACTTGCTGCTTTGATTGTGTCAGAACCATTCTTGAGAGTGGCGGTCACTGTACCAGATGCAGACTTGATGAAGAATGCAGTAATTGTTCTCGCTGTGGCTGCTGCGGGATCAATAGTATAAGTTTTATCTGCGGCGGTCTCAATATGTCCAGTGTATGAGTCTGTTCGTAGTATGCTATTCTGAACGCCGTCAGAAAAAGATATACCTGCACCACCGAAAGAGTTTCCTCCAATATTGATTGTTGCTGTCTTACTGATACTTAACTCAGTACC